CATCTATTTGATCTGATGGTAATGTACCAACATATTCAAGCATTTCTCTATATTGTTGTTCACCACCTGCAATAGCAACAATATCATTATATGGGTCTGCTTGTTGTGTATAACCTTGCTCATTAGCTCTACCACTAAGATAAGAATCAATTACTGCTTTTGTTAATCCTGTACTCAATAACTCGTCATACATTTCATTAGTAATAGTTCCGTTGTTTTCATGGAAATGCTTACTAATTTTAAAAGGATCAACATTATTTTCCTCAAATAATTCTCCTAATTTTTCACCGTATGCTTCTTTTGTTTTAGCGTAATCAACAGAACCGTCCTCTAAATAAAACTGATCCCAATCACCCTCTTGATCAATAGTACTTTCTGTTTCTTCTTCTTTTGTTAATGGCTCTTGATTTTTTTCAGTATTAAGTTTTTCTAGTTCTTTATAGCTTTTAATTAACTCTTCTTGACTATTAAATTTTCCAAGAATTTTACCATTTTCATCAACATTTTCTGTTGATAGTTTTGCAACATCTTCTTGTGAAAGAGGTGTAGTTTCTTGTACGTTTAATTCAGCTTTCATAATGTTTAGCTTTTTGTAATAGTATTACCGTTAATTGTTTTTTTGACAACTGGTTCAGTTGGTTCGGGTACATCATTGACACCTAAATTACTAACGATTGCTACCTCTTCTTTTGTGTAGCGACCATTAGCGTCACGTTCTCTTTTAGACTTCTTCTGCTGTGACATTTCGAGTTTCCTCCGCAATTTTTTGAGCTTCGGCAACGTTCTTAGAATCAACTAATTTTGAACCTAAAGCTGCACTACCAAGAGATTGAACCAGTTGTTGCTGCTGCATAGCTTGCATTTCTTGTTGTATCTCTTGTTTTGATTTTACTAAATTAATGGTATCTATGCCAACACTCGTTGCGAAGCGTCTAATAGCTTCATCTAGATTGATGTATTGACGCATAACATCTGCACCAAGAGCTTGAGCAATTGTTTGTATAAATTCAATTTGTTTAGCTTTATCTGAGTTTCTACCAAGACCATTAACTCCTGTTACTATTTTTGGTTTTACTAATTCATCAGGTAGTTTTTTAAGCTTTTTACTTCTAACAAGCATATGTATTCTACGTTTGATATATGGTAGTTGGAACTCATTACTTAAAATACTGTATATACCACCTAACGCTTGTTCTAACTCACCCGCCATAATTTGTATTTCTGTACTAGTAACTCTCTCTGCTTGTCTTTGTACACTTTTAGCCATTAGAAAGGCATCATTTAATCTTCTCTCTATTCTCTCCATAGCTTGATATGCAATAGTAAAGTCATTGCCTTTATTGACTTGTAATGTACTGACATCACTAGCAAGACCTTCTCTTACTGCACCATTAGGTGCTGATGCTAATGTTTGACTTCTGGTAACTCCATTAGGATTAACCAAAAATAATACTTTTGCACTAGCTGCTGCACCTTCTATTATTGCTTGCATTAATGACTCAAGACTAACTAAATCTCCTCTGTATTCATGTACATATGATTCACCGTAATCCATACCATCTCTTCTTGTCCAACGTAAAACTATAAAAGGTGATACATCTACTTTTGATACGCCTTCTGTATTAGGTATCCTTTCACCTTTACATTCTTGATACCAGTTATGTGTATCGCCATTTCTAGTAACTCTTGTATATACATCTATCTCTTCATCTATCATTTGCTGTTCATCATATCCTTCTTTTTGTTTTAAGTTATCAATAAACTCTTTATCAAAAGCATTTATATGTACAGTTTCTTTTGTAATAATTTCAATAATATTACCAACATCATCTCTTTGACATACATATCTATCTAGGTGATAAACTTTAATGCCATTTTCACCAACATATAAAAGAACATTACCAACAACTACAAGATGTTTTAATGCTTCAAATAACGCAACTCTATCATTACTAATATCTATCTCATTATTTACTGCTGACTCATACATACGCAAAGATTTGTCTATCTCTGACATGAACTCAGGTTGTCCAGTTTCCGCTAGTTTTAACGTATCAATCGTAAGTTGAAACATACTAGATTCTGGTGGAAGCA